ACTATATTTGTTGAACCACCAAGAGCATGATTTGGAGTAATCATTCCAGAGACACCAGGGCTAAATAGTTCTGGGCCACGTTCTCCAACAACATAATTTCTACCGCCTTTTACTGGCCCACCATTTGCTTTAAAAGTGTCTGATGTAATCGTATTTGGATCGGTTGGTCCTCGATTAAAACCTGCAAAAACATCAGTTTCACCACCTCCTCCTACTCCTCCTCCAAAGAATCTCATTCCAATACCTAATATTTGCATTTGTATTTGCTTTGCGATCATCTGTGCAGCCATATCTAAAAACGCATCTGCTGTTTTTTGAAATAGATTTCTTAAAGCGTCTTGTGCTGTCATTGAACCTTTCACTATTCCTTTAAATGATTCTCCAAAAGCATCTCCAATAGTATCTGCTGTAGTCGTAACCATATAACCTACACTCATTAATTTTCTAAGTTCTGCTGAAGCCTGATCCATCGCACCAGGGATACTGTAACTCATTCCTTCCATTTCAAGATTAAATTCTTTCATTAAATCTTGTAAAACAGGCAAATCAGTTTTAAATTTTGCAAGTTCCTCTCTAACTTTTGCTACACGATCTGCTGCTTTATCTGCTGCTGATATGAAGAGGTCAGGAAATATTTTTTTCAGATCAACCGCACCCATTGTTGTTATAAAATAACCAACCCTAGCTAGTTCTGCAAATATTTTTTTTAATCTGTCTGCATTTTTTATTTGTGATTGTTCTTGTATCATTCTCTGGAAATTTTGTTCAATTATTACTTCATTTACTTTTGCTTGAAACTCTGCAAAACTTGATATTTTTCCTTGTTGTAATAATTGAATTTGTTGTTGAATAGATAAATTATTACTGGTATCTAAAATTGCTGCTAAAGCCGATTTAGTATTTACCACCGCAGCTAAATTTTTCATAGTATTAGGATTCTTACCAAAAATAAACGCACCACTAGCTCCTGCTTCTCCAAATCTACTAACAGCTTGTGCTGCTGCAAGGGCTTCGTCTTTAGTTAAACTTAAAGTGCTTCTTAATTCACCAAGTTTATCTCTTGTAAATCCTGATGAATCTCCAGCACTTTTAAAAGCAAAATCTAAACTGCCAATCGCTGCATTTAATTTATCTGTTTCATCTATAAAAGTTCCAATCGCTGTACCTGCAATAGATAAAGCAAATCCAAACTGACCTCCGATTATTCCACCTAAAGCACCACCAGCAGCACCACCAACGGCTGCTGCACCTGTTTGTCCAAACAATAAAGGAAACGCACCACCAATAATTGCACTACTGGCAATATTGCCCATATTGCCTTTTTGATATTTAGCGTTCTGTTGTTTGGCTTTTGAATTTTCTTTAGTTGCTTTTGTGTTTTGATTTTGAACTTTAGTATTTTGAAGATACTGACTATTATTTAAATCTAGATTTTTAGTTTGTGTTCTTAAAGCTTGAGTAGCATCTTTATGCCTTTGAGTTCCTATCTTGACTCCATTAACATATTCTTGTAAGGATTCTGCGGTTGCGTTTTGTGCATTATGAGTTTTACCAAAAGCTTCTCCAGTTTCATTAATCTTTTTGACAAGACTATCCATATCTTGTCTGTATTTTTTTATCTGATTACGAGACTTTTTTCCTCCTTTACCTCCAACATTTCTAGGGTTTTCTATATCAATACCACGAATATTATCTACACTCTTTGCTAATTCTTCTGCTTTCTTTTTTGCCCTATCAAGACCAGATTCCCCTACGATATTAAATTTTATATTTACACCGTAATCGGCCACAGCAAAATTAAAACTTTATCTTAGTGTACCGCTTTTAGCGTTTTCTTGCCCGTGATTTGTTTTTTGCTTCTTGAATTGTTTTTTCTTCTACCTCTCTTTTCAATTCATAATATCCAGACCACCCTATTAGTTCTTCTTGCGTCATTTGTTGACACAATTCTCGAACTGTAAGACCTAACTCTGAAGCCAAAAAAAATATAAAATGCCAGTGATTACTAGCTTTTTAAATCTGCTTTCGCTTCCTCCATTTTGTATTCAGATCCAGAATTTAACATTGCTAGTTCTATTTCCTGAAGGATAGAAGCGTTTACTTCTCTTCTTAATGATGCTTTATGACCATCTTGAAATAATCTTTTGCCATCTTTATCAAGAGCTTTTGTAATCATAAGAGTTAAAGCAAAATCATCAGCAGATGAATTATCACCAGATAAAGCAACAATAGATTCTCTTTCTGCAAGAGTTAATGGATTCCAGTAAATTTCTAAAACTGTTTCTTTCCCATCTTTTAATTCATATTTATATTTTTGACTTACACCAAATTTGTTTTTGAGGAGTTCAATCGCTTCCATAAATTTATTAGATTGCTATTCTATTATACTAGGCGTTTGCTGTAAATTGGCAAGATATTATTCCAATGAAATGACTTCTATCCTCTATTTCCAATGGAGTTGGACCATTTATATCTAAGACTCTAGGTTTACAACTAAATGTATCTACATAAGTCGAAGTATTTACAGAGGTTAAGCCATCAATAACTGTTTCACATATCTTAGACAAGACAGAAGTGCCTTTTGATTTTGGAACGTAAACATTACATTGGATAACACCAGCATAATAATCTGAAGCTGCTCCCTGATTTTGTAAGGTTGATTGACTGAAATTTAAAGTCATTAGGATATATTTTTTAGTCTTTCCTGGAGTTGTAAAATGAACATTGTCATAAACCATTGCGACAGTAGGATCAACGTCTGAAACCTTGTCTGTCACTGCTTTTTCAAATGCTGCTCTTGTGTTTACTAAACTCATGCTTCAAATCCTGTTTGTGTAGTACCTGAGTATTTCTCTGATACTCCTCCTCCTATAAATAGTTTACCCTTATCTGACATGTTTTCTTTTATCAGTTTAGCTAACTCTCCTTGAACAAATCTTTGAATTTCTCCACTTTCTAAAACGTATTGAGAATATTCTGCTTTATTTCCAATAAAAACTGATTTTCTATAATTAAATATTCTTTTGCCTTGTCCAACTGGAAATCTTGGCCGAACTACAGGTTTTTTAGGTCGTGTTTGTTTTGTATAAGGTGGACCAGCTTTTCTTCTTGCAAAAAAGTCTAAACTACGTTCTCTTTTTATACCAGCCCAGGGTTGATAATCTTCTACTTTGTGTGTGGCATGAACAGCAGAGTTTGATGCTTTCCAGCTAGACGCAAAAAATCCTGTCCACACTGGCATGGTTATTGGTCTTTTCTTATGTTGATTAGATAATTGAAAATGAACATCTTTTATAAGACTATTAAAATCTTCGCTAATTCTTGTATCTAAATCTTTAGGTAAATCTTTTAAACGTCTTATTGCCATTAGAACCGCACCAAAACAATAAATAAATAGACTTGTCCACCTTTTTTTGTGTCAATATCAACTATTTGTGCAGTTCTATTTGATCCAGCAAAACTTAATGTAATTTCGTCATCCATATCTACCTGATTACCTCCAATAAGATCAGGTGTTATATATAATTTTGCCTGTCTCATTTCTTGACCTGTTTCTTCTTCCGATCTGATAAAAGATATTGGTACTTTTATGTCTGAATATGTAGTATCTACAGTAACCTGTTCTCCAGTATCTACGTTATAACTTGAAACACCTTTTTTTGTATACGAAATAGTGTGATCAAAAGAATCTCCTAGAGTTGCAACTACACTTTTAGCAACGCTTTTAAATAAACTATCTAATTGTCCTGCCATTATCCTCTAACTACCCTCATCTGAAAAGTACCTGCTCCACCTAGCATATATGCTCCAAGATAACTTTGTAACCACGGATAAACATCCATAATATTATTTATTGATCCTGTACCCTGACTTTCAGTATTATATTTAACTCTAAGATCACCAAGAGCAACTTCTTCAAAATTACCATCTTTACCAGTAGTTCCTGTAATAGCATCAGTATCATTTGCTAAAGCTCTAGCTAATTCGTATTGTGCATATTTAATATTATTTGGAATAGTTGAACAACTTAATTCAACTCTATCTACTTGATAATTTGTTCTTGGAAATTTTAATGCCTGATTTTCATCACATCTATCACCTTGAAATACAAAAGTATCAATCCATCTTGTAGCAGCTATTAATGATCTATTCTTTTGATCATCTGTTTTATTTGTCCAGGTACTTGAATCAGGTACAGTTTCAAAATAAGTATTAGCTTCTGTCAATGTGACATAGCTATTTGCAGTTTCACTTTTTATAGTTGCATTTATGGTAGCTGCCACGATTGATAAAGTAATTTAGTTTTATTGTAGCGTAAAGAAAAAACCCCACCAATAATTGATGAGGTTTTCGATGACCACAATTTAATCTTAATAAAAATTAAGACTTGAGACCATTTGATAATGGTGTGTTTACAAAGATTTCAACCATAGGAATTTGGTCAATATCATAAGTTACACCCCAGTTAGATCCAGTTCTTAGTGCTGAGTTAGCAGGGTTATCAGCAGCGTTTGTCCACTTAGTTCCCATAACGTGATAAGCACTATGGTAGTCAACAGACATAACATCTTGCTTAGATAAGATGTTTCTTTCTGCTTCAATACCTAACTCAGACTGATTACCTTCAAGAATTACTCCTGACTTCATCAAGTAGCAACGGAACTCTTGACGATTACCAGTAGATGTTGGGTCGTTTGTGTTTACCTGAGAGTCGATTACAACTGTGCAACCAGCAAACTGACCGATTGATCTGTCAGTTACACCAACTCCACCACCACCCCAAGTGATACCTGTACCAGTTGATAAGGCAGAAGTTGAGAATGTTAGTAAACCTACTTGGTATAGGTAGTAAGCAACCGCAGGGTGAACTATAAGAAGATCAAGTTCTTCTCCTCTTTCTCCTAAAAGGGAACGAGCTTCTGCAACAGTAGCAGCAGTAAGATAGTTTGCTTCAGCAGTAGCACTAGAACTACCGATTTGCTTCTCAAGACGATGAGCATTAAGAGCAGTATGGAATAAACCAGTAAGAGTTTCAAATAAACGAACAGAGTTCAATTTATTGATTGCATCTGCAAGTTGATTTCTGATATGACCCATTGGATCTTCACCAGCAGCTAATACAGCTACATCATCAACAGCATAAGCAAAACCTCTATGACAGATAGTTGCGATCTGCGTATCTGTACCGATTTTTTGAGGTGTTAGATAACCAGCACCACTT